AATTCTTTTGAGATTCACCTGCTCTTTTAGGTTGTAGAGAATGCATTCTAAATTGAACTCTTGCTTGATAAGCGGGGTTATCAGCTTCGAGTGGATATTTCAAATCAGATCTTAATCCACCTCTTATATTATCAATTAATCCTTCAAGTACTGCGGTTGCTCTTCGCATTTGAACACCCATACTTTTAAAATCAATGTCTTTTACTCGTTCTCCGAGATCATTTATTCCTACTTGTGGTCCACTTCCACCAAAAGCATCTAATCCGCCGAAAGCACTACCCGGTAATGTTTCTCCGCTTGGTCCAACTTTGTTAAGTGATGTTGTTGATACACCTGCTAATCCGATATCTGACATGATAATCCTTATAGATATATTAAATATTATTTTCTATTTATAACAAAAAACATGGCTTATTCTGGTAGATATACAATCAAAAATGCATTGAAGTACAAAGGTGATGCTAATAATATAATATATAGGTCTTTATGGGAAAAGGCTGTATTTCAGTGGTGTGATAAGAATCCTAAAGTAAAGCAATGGAGTTCTGAAGAAATAGTTATACCTTATTACTATGAAGTAGATAAGAAATACCATAGATATTTTGTTGATATGAAAATAGTATTTGAAGATAAAACAATACTAGTTGAAATAAAACCTGAAAAAGAAACACTACCACCTACAGGGCCAAGACGTACAAGACAATATGTTGCTGAAGGTTTATCATATATAAAGAATATGAATAAATGGGAAGCTGCAAATGATTATGCAAAAGACCGTGGTTGGCAGTTTCAGATATGGACAGAGAAAACATTGCAAGAAATGAAGTTATTGCAAGGACCTGTCCCTGGCAAATTAGGTAAGTACAAACCATACAAACCTTTTCGAAAAAAACGTAGAAAAAAGTTATAAATAGTCTTATGAGTAATCTTTTTCAAAAACTAGAACTTGAAGCTTTTCGTGCAGGTATAAATCCTCGTACACAAGAATCACGCGACTGGTTTAGAAGAAGAGTTCAAAGACTTACAAGAATAAATCGTGATGCATTGATGAGAGAAGATGAAATAAACAAAAGAGCATCACATAGTTACGGTTCTATGTTCATGTATTTTTATGATCCAAAACACAAAAATAAATTACCGTATTATGATAGATTTCCATTAACAATACCTGTTGAACCTGCTGATGGTGGATTTCGTGGAATCAATTTACATTATCTTCCACCTGTTCTAAGAGCAAAGTTTTTAGACGCATTACTAAATGTAACTAATAATAAAAAGTATGATGACACTACAAAGTTTAGATTGACATATAGATTATTAAAAGGTGCAAGAAACATGAGATATTTCAAGCCATGTTTAAAACACTATTTGCTTGAACATGTTAGATCAAGATTTGCAGAAGTACCAGCACCCGAATGGGAGATTGCAACATTTCTTCCAACAGCACAATGGACTAAAGCTTCTGCAGGAAGAGTTTATCAAGATTCTAGAAAGGCTATAAATGGCTAATAGTATTGAAGATATTAAAGCTTTAGCAAATACAAAACTTGGTTTTGCTAGACCCAATAAATTTTTAGTTACAATGCCTACAGTTGGTGTAGGTGGCGGATTACTTGCAGGATTAATAGGTGCATTTAGTGGTGGCGGTGGAGGTGCAAGTCCAAGAGAATTGAATATATTATGCTCTAATGCAACTATGCCGGCTAAACAAATACTTACAAATGATAGAAGAATAGGCATGGAATTTCAAAAAATTGCTTATGGTTATGCTGTTGATGATGTAAGTATGACATTTTATTTAATGAATGATTATGGAATAAAAGATTATTTTGATAGTTGGAGAAGTACAATACTTGATGAAGTTGGACAAGCTTCTAACTATAAAAATGAATATGCTAAAACCGTAACCATACATCAATTAAGACAACCACTAAAAGGTTTTAGCAAACAATTAGGACCTATAAGATTTAATGCAGGTATAGGAGGAGGAAGTGTATATTCAGTAGATTTACTAGAAGCTTTTCCTATATCATCAAGTGCAATTGAATTGAATAATGACCTTGACGGTTTGGTGCAACTTACTGTTACTTTTGCATATACAAACTGGAGAAGAACCAGAGGAGTACAAAACTTTATTAATATGGATATTGATACACCTCTTGGCGGTATTGACTTAACATAGGAGTGAAAAATGGCACTGCCAGTATTATCTAATGATAAACCCACATATGAAGTTGTGATACCATCATCACAACAAACATATAAATTTAGACCTTTTCTTGTTAAAGAACAGAAAAGTCTATTAGTAGCATATGAATCTCAAGATATGAAACAGATTTTAAATGCTATGTTAAATTGTATTGAAACATGTGTGCCGGGAATAAACGTAAAGGAGCTTGCAACATTTGACGTTGATTATATTTTTACACAAGTAAGAGCAAAATCAGTTGGAGAAAGTGCAACTATATTATCGGCGTGTGTTGAATGCAATGAAGAGAATGAAGTTAAAATTAATTTAGAAGATATAAAAATGGAATCTTCAGAAATTAAAACTAAAGTCATTCCAATAACTGATAAGATAAATGTTGAAATGAAATATCCTACATATAACGATATGTTAGGTAACCCTAACTTTATGAAACAAGGTACTAATCAAACTGAAATACTATTTGAATCAATTGTATCATGTATGCATTCTGTACAAACTGAAGATGATAACATTGTCATCAGTCAAGAACCGAGAGAAGAAATTGAAAAGTTTGTTAACTCATTGAACAATGAACAATTGACAAAGATAACAGAATTTGTTGATGGCATGCCTACTATGAAACATGAAGAAAAATTTACATGTAAAAAGTGTAAGCATGAAAATACAGTAGAACTGAAAGGATTACAAGATTTTTTTTAATTAACCTCTCTCATGAAACGTTGGAGAACTATTTCAAGACGAATTTTTTAATGATGCAACATTTCAACTATTCATTATCAGACTTAGAAGGAATGTTACCGTGGGAGAGAGAGGTATATTTAATGTTACTAAATGATCATTTAGAAGAAAAAGCACGAGAAGAACAGAGGCAACAAAGGCAAGCAAGATGACCACATTAGCAGAAGTCAATGCAACTTTAGGTGTTACAAATATAGCACTGTCAGGTGTAGCAAAAGAGCAAAAAGAAACAAATAAAGGAATTTCTAAATTTGTTGAATTTATGCAAGATAAAGATACACGTGATAGAAGAGAAGATATTGAAGATAAACGTGAACGTAAAGCTTCAGTTATAAGTAGTGTTGGCTCAGGTGCTGCTGCAGCAGGTGGTGCAATTGCAAGTGCAGGTAAAAAAGGATTTGGCTTAACAAAAGATTTATTTGGGAAGTTAGGTGGTATTTTACCTATAGGTTTAGCTGGTGCTTTTTTAACGAGTTTAGTTGGCTCAAAAATATTTAGAGGTGGAATTGCTGGTTTAGGTTTATTATTTGGTGATCAAATTGCAGAATTTTTAGCAGGTCCGGACGCAAAGAAAGAAGTAAAAGATACTATTGCAGGAGCTGTTAAAGGTGGTGCACTTGGATTTTTGTTAGGTCCAAGATTCGGATTAATTGGTGCCGCATTAGGTGGATTACTAAGTAATAAAGAAGTTGATGAACAGGCTGGACGATTACTTACAAACTTAAAAGATTTACAAGTAAAATTTCCAGCTTTAGGCAAATTCTTTTCTGGTATTACCAGCGCAGTGGCAGGTGGATTAGAAAGTATCAATAATTTACTTGAAGGTACAAGTGAAAATAAAATTGCAGATATAGCAAAGAGTATTGCATTGATAGGCGGTGTTGCAACATTATTAATGCCTGGGAAAATAATTGGTTTACTAGCAATTGCAACAAAAGTATTATTAAGAACACCTGCAGGCCTCGCATTACTAGCAATCGCTGGCGGTGGCATGGCTATTAATAAGTTAATGGGCAATGAAACAACTGATTCAAGCGGGTTCATTGCAAGTACAGCTGCCACTGGAGCCGCATATCTTGGTTATAAAAAATTAACTGGTGCAAAGCCTCCAACAGATGTCGATTCGCCTAGAACTGGAAGAACTACAACAGGTGCACCAAAAGATATGAGAAGAATGCAAACAGGTGCAGGTAGCAGATTTGATCGTCAGATGGATGTAAATTTAAAAGGTTTGAGACAATTTCCAAAACTCTTAAAATTTATAAAATTTGTTGGTAGAACTGGACCATTGGCTGCACTATTCGGTATTGGTAATATTATACAAATGGCTGCAACAGGCACATTAAATGCCGAGTCATTAACTAAAGTTTTTGCAGGTTTAATTGGAGGTGTTGCTGGTACTAAATTAGGTGCAGCTTTAGGAAGCTTTTTTCCAGGGCCAGGAACACTAATAGGTGGTTTAATTGGTGGTGGATTAGGATTCTTTGCTGGTGAAATGATTGCAGAAAAATTAGCTAACTTTTTACTAGGCACCGACGACGGTGAATTTAAGAAAGCCGGTAATCCAAGAGCAGCAAGAGCTCAAGCAGCAGCTACGAAACGTGGTGAGGAGCTAGCTCAAACTTATAAAGGTAGTGCTACAAGTGGTGTTCGAACACAGTTTGAAAATACTTATGCTGGTATGGATCCTACAGGTAATCCTACTGCCATGGGTGCAGGTGGTGATGTTATTAACACAAATTCTTTTAATAGAACTATCAATAATAACAATAGTTCCGGAATTGTTTTAGACAACTCCGGATCTACTGATAGAAAAGATTTTACTTTAAGTAGTGATATACGTAATCCTAGTAATTTATTCTAGGCATCTTCTTTAGCTAACTTAGCAAAATAAGACATTGTATCTTCATCTTCTGAACTGACTTCTTCGGCAGTGACGGGTTCAACTGCAGATATTGGATCATTTATTTTGACTTCTTCTTTCATAGTCATTGACCCCATTGAAGTCATATCTTCACCAAGAACTCTCATCAATTTAGTTTTAAGTTCATCATATGTTTTATAGTTCTTTGGATTAGTGAACTCGGTGATATCATGTAGTTGATTATACACACCTTCCAACTTAGCTTCATCTGATTCTAAGAACGGTGTAGGTGTAGCAAACTCAGACTTATCATAGTTTCTATAACCTTCAACATTTCTTATCTTTAACTTAAAGTTTGCACCTTCCCAAAAATCAAATGCATCCATTGGAGTTTCATCCGCAAATTCAGGATTCATTTTATCCATAATCTTATCGAAGATCTTCTTACCAAATTTATATAAGAATACCTTACCTTCGTTTTGAGGTGCTGATGGATCTTGAACTACATATATGTTAGTAACATAATGTAATCT